TGGATAGCCGACATAAAGGGTGTGGTAACAATTGAGCCAATGGGAATGTTCTCAGCCAAAGTGCTCAAAAGCGATTTGAATTTGATCACTTCCGTCGTAGCGGCAGCGAGCGATGGCCATTTGAAGTCCGCAAAGGATTCCTTGACGCGACCAATAATGGCGATGGCATCAGTCAGTGGCGTGGTAACGATCTCGGGCATTCTGATCGGCAGCGTGAATGCCTCGCGAACTGTTTGCCATGCTGCCTCTACACTGCCAAAGTGTTCCTGCACAAACGCAGTAAAGTCACCAAAAACACGTTTAGCATTCTCAAGCTCACGCGGTATCTCTTCAGACAATGGCCCCAAGCCACGTTGGAACTGATTAAACATCGTCGAGAATGCAGCGATCGATGCATTGGTAAAATCAGCAAGTGCCTTTTGCGCTCCACTCAAGTCAATATTTGGAGCTGGAATATTCTGACCAGCGAAGAACCGTTTCGCGTTCTCCCATTCATTTTCAAAGTCCGAGACAAACGCGTTAATGATCGTGCCGACTGGGTCCATCTTGAGGCTCAAGACAATTGGATCCCTCGACCACTCGTCAAGCTTTCTCTTGAAATTGTCAGCAAACCTCGATGCGTTGTCCAGCTCACGCGCTAAGTCTTGGAATACTGGTACTGCTAGTGGCAGAAGTGCAGCGCCAATCTTCAAGAGCAGGCCCGTCAATTCACCAAGCGATCTGCCAACGATGACGGCATTTCTTAGATTTTCTGTTGTCGCATTAACCGCTTCACCAAAAGCGGTCACAACGCCAACTTGGAAACCTTGCCCGACTGCCCACTGTAGTGAACTGATGGCATCGGCAGTCTTGTCCGCCTGCCTTATCAAGTCATCGCCTAGGATCGCGCCGGCTTCACGCAACTGCGTAGCATAGGCTTGCAGACCACGCCGGCCTTGCAGCAAAACCGGCAGTAATTGAATGCCAGCTCTACCAAAAGCGATATGTGCGATCCGTGCCCGTTCAGATGCTGACGATGTTCTTGACAGCACATCCGCCATACGCGCGAAGGCTTCAGCCGTCGAAAGCGTACCGCCACCAGCTTCAGTCAAATCAATCCCGTAGCGACGGAACGCCTTGCTTAGTTCATCGCCACCTTCAGCCGCCCGTTGCATCCGAACATTGAGTTGGCCGAGGCTCGCAACCAATTGCTGTTGACTAACTCCAGCTTGCAGACCAGCATAAGTAAACGCCTGCAACTGCGTCGTCGTCAGACCAGCCCGTTGCGCCAATTCACTCAAGTTACCAGCCGCCTGCAATGCAGAGATACCAAACCGGGTGATCTGTTGCACGCCAAAGGCTGTCAAGAAACCCGATAGTGCATTCTTTACTGTGCCGAGCGTCCGCTCAAAACCAGTGACAGCGACGGCTGCTTTGTTGACATTATTGACAAACTGCGCACTCTCTAACGTCAGTGAGCCGTAGATGCCAGGTAGAGTAGCCATCAGTCGATCCTGCTCACCGTAACGCGCGGAACAGTGCCTGCCTGCCCACCATGCTGCACGACGACTTTATCAATATCTTTGGCTAAACTGTCCACCATCTCTTGTAGAGCAATATGGGCCGTTGAGTCCATAGCGTTACGCAGCCAAGACCGTGCCGAAATGTGCACTGTGCCAAACTCTAGGAACCGACCATAGAACACGCCGGTGCCATAATACGCTGTGCGTTCATTACTTGCCTTATCGATCTGGCGCGAGACATGAATTGAATCACGCAGTACACCCGTCTGGTCTGTGAACCCCGATGTCATCCGTGCTGCCGCAGCAATCTCTGCGCTTCCTTTAACCACGGCACGCTCGATCATCTGTGTAGCGGCTTCACGACCCAAAGCTCGCAGAGCTTCAGCCATTTGCCGTGCACCAGTAAGCTTGAAAGTTGCTGTCATCTACGTCCACCACGAAACGGTCGCTTGATAACTTCACCTTTCATCCGTTCCTCCTGCGCACGCATGAAACCTTCCATAACGTGCATCACGTGCTGCGGCGCCATACCATCTTCTGTTTCTTCAACAATCGGCTCCTCCCAATAGTCTGGAAGGAAGTCCTCAAGGGAGTATGACTTGCCAGCTCTAGTATCTCTGTGAGCGTTGGCAAACAAGGTGGTCAAAAGCGCAATCGAGCGCTCCAGTCGATCCCACCAAGGTGGCTCAATCGACCAGTAGATCATCCATCCCAGGACTTCTCGTTCTGAAACACTGGACTTTAGTTCACCGATTGTCCTTCCGGTGACCCCGGCGAGTCTGTAGAAGGTTCGCTCGCGGAGGTCACGTCGAAGTTTTTTACCAGTGTGTCCACATCAGTCTGAGTAAACCCACTCAACTTCTGACAGATACTGAACAGATTGTCCAAAACCCTTGCCGACTGATCACCAAGGATTTCTTCACCACGTGAGTTGGCAAAAGTTCTCATCCCATCTTCGACAATGTGACGAGACACCAACCTAGCACGAAAGTTCTGTAGATTGGCTTCCATACGGGCAGCGCCCGAAAGCTGCTGGCCGTTACTTTTGGTGTTAACTCGCCGCATACTTTCTTCTTCAAAGAGATCGCGTTCGCGGCTAGTCAACCCACGGAGCGTGATATCACAACCCCAATCTTCTACATGGACCGTTTCTTCAGGAAGATTGGAAGGAGCCTGAGAAAGTCGATCAAACAGCTTCATAAGTTCTCCCTTTCATTACGCCTTCGTGATCGCGCCAGTGATGCGGATCGACACCGTACCAGTCATGGCAGCGTCAACACCGAGAGTGAACGGAAACGTCTGCACGAAACCCCGGAAAGTAAAGGTCGTCACCTGTGGTGACTGGATAGGATTGGGGACAGTAACACGGAAGTTAGTGGCGTCACTGCTTTCGCGCAGTTCCTCCAAAATGATCTGTCCGGCATCGGACGGGTCGTAGATCAAGTCAAGACCCATCGTGCCGTTGTCAGCTAGACCAAGGATGAATTCTTTGGCTGAGCTGGACAAATCCGTGACATCGATTTCTGCTGCCGTACCCGACCGCAAGTCACGGATATTGGTTACACCACCAACGGTGGTAAAACTCTGGGGGGAAGAGGTAGGATCTTCCACTTCAAAAGTGCTAGTCTGCGAGCTCAGCTTTTGGCTCATCGAGGAAAACTCCATCTAGGGGAAGCAACGTCATCACGACGTGGCAAATGAGGGGTCCATCCATCTAAGGGAATGCTGACAACCTCACGGTGTTAGCAAGCGCTTCTGGACCCCCTAGGGAAGCGTTTTTCTTTTGACTATGGTATGCTAGATTTCACTATGCATGACAAAGATGTCAAGACGCTGGCGGTAGAGACCCAGCTCCTCAAGACTGCCTCCTTCATCCTCAGTACTGATGGCATCGATCCGCCATGAAGTGGGTAATCCCGTTGGCGTGCCACGATAGCCTTCAAGAAGATCATAAATCGCTTGCGCCAAGTTCAAGGCTTCTGTTTTCGTTGGCGAATACACATCAATTTGAAATCTTGGGCGAGCGTAGTTCGCCCTACCGTCCAAAGTTCGATATGGGCTACGGATAGTGGAAATGCGTTGTAGTCTGATCGCAGGATAAGTGACGCCTTGTGGCAATTCATCATAATAAACCCTAGTCCCAACAGCCGCAGCGACTGGGTTAGGACTACCAGTTGTCAACAATGTTTTCAGAGCAGCTTCGACACTTGCCAATTTCTGTCCTTTTTCGACTAGCCTCTGGAAGGGCGGTGCAAGGGGCCTAGGACGGGCGCTAGGCGATTCGGGCCTCCTAGTACCGGGAAAGGCTCCGATCGCGTCCTAGAGCCTAACGGGGGAGCTGGAAACGGCCTTCCAGCGTTCCTCGCCCGACTAGACGCCGACAGCGAAGCAAGTCAGCTCCCAATATTGCCGTCTTGTGTTTCTGGGCTCGGCAATACCCTCAATATCCCAAATCAAATCAATAGCATTACCAGAACGATCGTAGGTTTTCTCATTCTTAATTCGCCAGTCCCCAGCATTAAGTCCAGCAAACCAACGAACGGTGAAAATAGCAGCGCGGGTCGCCAGAGGTTGATCGGCACGAATACGCTCATCACCACCCATATCCCGCCGATGAGCCCAAGTCGTTTTCATAGCAGTCCAAGTGGCGATCTCTTGCCCCAACTCATCTTGCGATACTGACTTCTTCTCAAAGATGACGCGTTGGTTGAAGGGTCCGATGACAGGCATCAGAAAGCATAAACCTTGTAGGGTTGCAGGATTGCCTTGACGCCAAACGGTACTTCTGTGATTACTGGATCAATCAACGCCGCCTCACGTTGATTAAACCAGTACGCCACGAGCATTGCTAGAGCACCACGAATTGCTTCAGGAACACTGTTCCAGTCATCGCCATAGCCGGCCGTGTACCGAACGGTGATGGCCTCGGGCTGGTGTTGGACAATCGGCCAAGTCTGGTTGTGGGCGAGAACGATGCGACTAATGAACCCACCAATACCAACGACTTGGTAAACCGAACTATCCAACGTCGTATCTACGCCACTACCATCGGCAACGTAGGTGATGGACGACACCGCCTGCACTGGTGGACAAGCCAGCCGAATATAACCAAGACGGCTGGGGAACACTTCGGTTCTCAGCTCCAATTCTTGTGTAATCAGAGCCCGATTAAGCCAACCGTCAGGACCATCA